CCTCACGATAGTTTGAACAAGCCTTGGATGCCGGAGTATATGGCGGAATGTCAGAATTTTACACGAGATGATTCGCATGCGCACGATGATCAGGTAGATATAACAATTTACGCATTACAAGAACGGCAAAGCGGTTTTATACATCCGGACTTTTTAAAGGGTTAAAAATGAGAGCAACAGACAATAAAATTATCACGGCAATGAAAAACGAGATCAAACAGATGCAGGAATCATTGCTGAAATATCAAAAGATGGATCAAAAGCGCTCTAAACTTTTTTTTAGCGAGGGTAATTATCGCGGTATAAAATCTAATTGGGATATGCTTCTTAAAAATAAAGAGGCGGCTATTGGGCAATGGTCAAGGGTTGAAGAATATAAACAATCCTATGCAGTCTCGGCAATTAAAAACGACAAACAAAGAATGTCTGTAATGGACAGCTATGATAGTTATTTCAACAATAATGCAACAGTTCTTAATAACTTAGGCAATTCACGTTTTATGGGTTATCCGTTTTTAGCGTCACTTGCGCAAGACGCAATGATGTCAAAAGGCATAACAATAATATCAGATGAGTTAACAAGAGAGTGGGGAAGTGTTGTTACCGCTGACAGCGATTCAGACGATAAAAACATTGATTTTGTTAATAAAAAACTGAGAGAACTTAAAACTCCGGAGAAATTTAGAAAAGCAGCAGTTAACGCAGGCTTTTTTGGCGGATGCTTAGTCTATGTTGATATTGTTGATGATAATACAGGTGCCCAGCCAAACGATGCGGATCTTGAAACGCCATTGTTCATTGAAGGCGATGCTGATTACAATAGAAAAAAATTAGCACCATTCAAAATTAGAGGGTTGGTACCGGTAGAGCCGATTAACATAGGTCCCGGAGAATTTAATTCAACTAACCCGCTTAAAGATGATTTTTATGAGCCGTCTCATTTCTTTATTTTAGGTAAAAAAGTACACCGTTCAAGATTCCTTTATTTTATTGATACACCTGCGCCACAAATACTCAAACCTGTATATATGTTTTTTGGTATTCCGATGGCGCAGCTTGCTTTTGATTTTGTAACTGATTTTTATAGCAATAAAGATGCGGTATCGCGCATAGTTAAAAAGTTCTCTTTGTTGATTTTTGCGCACGATGCAATGAATTCGTTATCTGTAGACGGCGGTCTGGATAAACGAATCGCCACTATTGCTAAGCAACGAGATAATGACAGTATCGTTGTTATGGATGCAGCTAGCAATGAGGCTATGCAGCAGATCAATACGCCTCTTTCGGGACTAAAAGAGATTTGGTACGCCAACTTAGAATTGTTGCCGATTATTTTTGGACTTACAAAGACAAAGCTTTTGCAGACAACTCCGGGCGGACTTAATTCTACAGGAGAGTTTGACACAAAATCATACTATGAAGCAATCGCAACAAAGCAAAAAGTGATTTTTGGCGATCCTATAAAAAGATTGATTGACATGATTTGTTATTCGTCGGAGATAGATCCAAACAATATGAAGTTTGAGTTTAATTCGCTTGATAAGTTATCCAAAAAAGACATTGCTGAGATTAATAAGTCAAAAGCAGAAACGGATAGAACATATTATGAAATGGGCGCAATTAGCAATGTTGATGTTGCTAAGCGTATAGCAGGCGATGAAAACAGCGGATATGGCGGCATAGAAATACCGGAGATTAAGGAAGTAAACGGCGGGGAAGGGGATGTAGACATTGAGAAATTGCTTGCAGGGACTGATGTTTCCGATGAAGACAATTTTGAAGAGGACAAGCACAAACGTGACGAAGATGGAAAGTTTGCAACAACAAGCGGAACAAGTAATGTAAAAACAGCAGAGCAAAAAATAGATAAAGACAAGAACGGCAAGAGTGAAGAGGGAGAAAATAAGGTGAAAGAAAATACGAATGAAGTATCTAAGAAAAATGTTGAAGAAGTTATGGGAGAGCGTTTCGAAGGTTTTAAGGGCAGTCTGCTATAGAAAAACTGATGAAAGAAAAGAGAGGGTATGTTCCAGACGCATTTCATAATAAAAATATTGGCAGCATAAGTCTTATTTGGGGTGATGAACAAAAAGGGCTTGCTCATATCATAAAGCGCAGGGAAGAGCAGAAGATAAACGTAAAGGAGTTCTTATCGGATTTGGCGGATGTGATAGAAACAGGAGAACTTAGGTTTAATGGTAATAGCAAAAGATTTGAAATATTCAAAAATGGAAAACTTGCTGTAGTGGATTTTGTAAAAGAAGGAGAGGATGTTAAATTTCTATTAACAGCCTTTAAAAGAAGAAAATAAAAAAGCAGTTAATGTTTTGGATGGACGCCATCCGGATTTGGTTACCGGTCCCCATCATTTTGAGGCAGCGAAGGCGACTTTCTGCTGTCAAAACATCAACTGCTTATAACAAAAGTATATTTCTTTAATATAAAAAAGTCAAGGAAAAAAGAAGTCCAAAATGAAGTCAACATATGATAAATAAAAAAAATATAGTTGTGTCAAGAATATCAGAATCGTCAAGCATTATGGCGGCATATCAAAATAAACTCAAAGCATTAGTAAAAGATATGCGCAACAGCATTGAATGGTATATGAAGGGGCGCATAAAAAGGGTTGTTGAAGCTGTAAATGACAGTAATCCTGCAACTGAAGTGCAAAAAGAGCTTGACAGAATAAAACGGCAGTATGCAAAAAAAACTAAAGAACTTTCAAAGGATCTTGCAAAAAAAATTGTTTTGCAAATACGCAAAGATGCTCAAAATAGATTAATAGCAAAAGTTAAAGACGTTAAACCTGAAATTAAGGGCATAAAGTTGACTATGAGCGAGCCGATGAAGATCAAAGTAAGTGCCGCGATCAAACAAAATGTGTCGCTTATCAGGACAATACCTGACAGATATTTTAGCCGCATTGAAAACACAATAATGAGCAATGTGCGTAACAATGAAGGCACAGCATCTTTGTTTAAGCAGCTTGTAGTAGCTTATGGGATTACGCAGTCGCAGGCAACACTCATCGCAGTTGACCAAACAAGAAAGATACATGCAGAAATCATCAGACAGGAGTGCAAGGAACTTGGTTTTAATACAGCAATATGGCGGCACAGCGGGATAAGCAGAGAACCAAGAATATCGCATCAGAGAGCAGACGGAAAAAAGTTTGACATTAACAAAGGATGCAAAATAGACGGAGAATATATATATGCGGCTCAAAAACCCGGATGCAACTGTTATGAGGAGATTGTGATAGAGTGAAAAACATTTTTTCAAAAATTACTTTTGATACAGCATCAAAGAGATTTTATGACGACAACGGCAGACTTGTTGTTGAAGACTCTCTCATTACAAAAGCGGAAGTGTCAAAATATTTTGGCAGCGAGATCAAAGGGTATGAGCAGATTGGGCTTGATCCGGCTGTGCAATACAATGTTTTGCGTCCGATTGATGAACTTGAGAAAGCGTTGCCGGCATTTGAAACATTGCCGTTATTAAAAAAGCATGTTATGGATTTTGCGCAGGACCCGCAAAAAGAGGAACGTGTGGGCGCCATTGGCAAAGCTCACATCAAGAATAATGCTGTCTATGCGCCATTATCTGTTTGGGACGCTGAAGCTATAAAAGATATTGAAACCGAAGAAAAAAGAGAGTTGTCAGTAGGTTATGTCTGCGATTATGTAAGAGAGCAGGGAGAATACAACGGAGTTCCTTATGAACTTGTTATGCGTAACATCAAACCAAACCATGTAGCTTTATGCGAAGTTGCAAGAGTCAAAGGCGCCAAGGTTTCAGACGAAGATAACTTCCAAGAATCAAAACATCCAAGAGATGATGACGGGAAGTTTAAGCGATCCGGAGAAGGTCAGAGCAAGGCTAACTCTCAAAAGCCAAAGCAAGAACAAAAACAGTCAAAAGCAACCACGCAGGAAATGCCTAGAACACCTGAAGAAATAAAGACTTATATTAAAAAGAAAGAACAGGAGTTTAGTGCAAAAGCAAATATACGCTTGAAAAATGAAAAGCCTGTTGCTGAAGTTAAGGGTGATGAGTTTGAAGGTGCAAGTATTGATGAAAAACGAGATAACGCAGAAGAATATTTTTATGACAATTTTTCAGGTAAGAAGTTTAAAAGCGAAGATTGGGGTAAAGAAATAAAAATATTAGGAGCAGGCAAAACTATTTCTCAATCTGCCTATGAGGACAAAATTAACTCAATAAAACATCTGCCTGAGATTATAAAAAACAGTAAATACATTATGTCAGATGTTGATGTAAAGGGCAATAAAAATGTAAAGGAATGGCATTACCTTGCAAGCAAGATAAAAATCAAAAAAGACAAGGAGACATCGGATAAAATTGTTAAGTTTTCAGTAAGGGAAGATAATATGGGCAACGTATATTACAACCATATAATAGAAGAGACGGAAGGTCTCGGCGGTCCGAGTAACAAGCTCGGTGTCGTCCCTTCCGTCACTGATAGTTTAACACAACAAAATGAAAAAGTCAACGACATTATAAATAAAAACGGAAGCAGAACCGAATCAGCCATTAACTCCAAGGCTGCCGCCTCTGCTTCCAAAGATAGTGTACCCAATAAAGCAAAAAAAGTCAACAGCAAAGTAGCAGATAGTAAGGGAGATATAAAAATGAGCTTTTGGAATTCAAAAGCAAAAGGAGACGGCTGTATGAAGAAAAAGTTGAATTTGTTAAAAGCGTTCGGGGTTTTTGACGAAGATCCTCAGAAATTAAAAGAAACAGAGGATATCGTTAGCGATTTTGAAGCAAAGCTGATTACAAAAGATGAGGGAAACGAAAAATTAAAAAGTATCCTTGTTGCAGAACTTGGGCAAGAAAAAGCAGAAGCGATATTGGCTGCTTTGAATGCAGAAGATGCTCCTGTTAATGATGAGCCTGCTCCGGTTCAAAAGAAAGATGAAGAAGAAAAAATTGATGTAGAAAAAATTAAATCAGAGGCAAAAGATGAAGCGAAGAAAGAATTTTTAGAAATTCAAAAAGCAAAAGATGTTACAGAAGCTTTTATAGGTAAAGTTGCAGTTCAGGATAGCGCAACTGCCTATTATCAGATGGGGTGCAAGGCTCTTGGCGTGTCTGTGCAAGGTTTATCAGATGCAGAAGTTAAAGCAACCTTTTTTGGCGCAAGTGCTGTAGCTGCAAAGAAAGTTGAAAAAACATCAATAGCAATGGATTCTGCGGCAGTGCAGAAATCAAGCAAAGATATTGATGATATTTTTGATAGAACGCCCAAGAAATCTTATTAAGTAAAAAAAACAAAGAGGAGAGAAAATTATGATAGGTCAAAAACAAGTTTGCCGTTATCCCGTTTTAGGTGTTGAAGGATCGCTTGGAACTTCGTCTGCGGTCAATCCGCTTGAAGCAGTTCCGGGTGCAAGAGCAGTAGGCTTAGTGTATGCAGGCAGATGGGTATGGGGCGCAGCTTTGCCTGAAGGCGCAAAGACTGACGGAGTTGTGCAGCGTTTCGTTGCAAACGCAGGGACAGGAAAGCCGTTAGGCATTTCTTATCGCAACATTGTCGGGACATTGCCTGCCGACGAAACTGCGTTAAATGCTTATCAAGACGGTCATCCTGTGCCGACAATGAAAGCAGATTCAATATGGGTAAAGACAGGAACTGTTGCAACATTAGATCAAAAGGTTTTTGCTGTTAATGCTGACGGGACAAGTAAAACCGGAGCAGCAGGAGCAACTGTAGAAGGTGCAGTTGAAACTGATTGGAAAGTTGTTGCGTTGCAGTCAGACGGAGCGATTGGGGATTTGATTTTAATTTCCAAAATATAAGAATAAATACAAAGAGTTTAAGGGAGAAAGGATAATAACAATGGTAATGAAAAATTACAGACAAGAGTTAAAAGACAGAGGCATTGACATAGACGGACTTAAAGGCGTTTTAGCAAAAGACAGCGTTGTCTTGGATGCTGATACTGGACTTCCCACAGGAGTAACTGCTGCAAACGTATCAATTCCTGTTGAATTGCTGACATATTTTGATCCGAGGGTTATTGAAATACTTTGGGCGCCAAGAAACGCCACAAAATTGTTCTCAGAAATTGTGATTGGCGATTGGACAATGGAATCTCGTAAATATCAGTTGTCCGAAATTTGCGGTAGCGTAGCGCCTTACGGCGATTTCAGCGATAACGGAGAAGCTGACATCAATGTCAACTTTATTCCGCAGGATATCTTTCGTTTTCAAACGACGATAAAATACGGAGATTTGGAAGCTGCAAAAGCGGCTATTGCAAAAGTTATGTTGATTGCAGGCAAACAGAAATCAGCCAATGCTTTGCTAAGCATTATGGCAAACAAGATTTATATGTACGGCATATCAGGATTGAATATTTTTGGAATTTTAAATCATCCTTTGCTTCCTGCGTCTCTTACTCCTACGACAGGCAACAGTACAGGAGCAACTGATTGGGTAGATAAAACAGCAGACGAAATTTATGAAGATTTCGTTAAGACGATTGCTGACATAATCAAAAAATCCGGCGGCTTAGTGACTGCAAATGACAGATTTATTACGGGTTTATCCAATAACTTAGTGCCGTATCTCAACAAGCAGAATATGTATGGTATTTCAGTTTTGGATATGGTTAAGAAAAATTATCCAAGCCTTGAATTTGTTTCCGTACCTGAATTTCAAGTTGAAGCCGGCGAG